GAATTATCTTCTCTAACTGCTTTCTCTTGGTTTTCTAGGATAACTGTAGTAACAGCTCGTTTGTAAGAATCCTCGATTTTTGGTAAATCTGGATGTTCTAGGACTGGCTGCCACTTTTCTTGTAAATTTTCAGTAAGATACATTTTTTATCTCTCCTATTAATTAATTAATATTTTTATAATATGTTCACCCTTATATCTTTACAGCTTTAAGGTTTTTTGAAATAGCGGCCGTATATGCAGCCATAGCATCGCTCTTCTCACCAGAGTATTCTGGAGAATTTGCCGCCACAGAATCAACTTCATCTTTCGGTGAAGCAGTTTCTTGTTTCGTTTTAGGGAAATAAGATTCTTTAACAGTTTCTAATTTCTCTTTAAATTTATCTGCACTATCGTATTCAACATTTGCAGCCATAGAGTGGAACTTTTCTAATTCAGTATCAGCTAAATCGCTTCCAACTTCACCAATAAGTTTTTCTCTAGTGAACTCACCAACTTGTTTATTCAACTCAACATTTTCTTTAATTTTGTCATTAAGTTTTTCTTCAAGTTTGTCTTTTTCATTTGTTAAATCATCAAGTACATTATACTTTTCTTCTGGAACATCAATATAATGTTCTTTGAATAGAGTTTTTAGACCAGTAATAAAGTCCTCAGCAATTTCGGTACGAATACCTCTTTCAACTGCTAATTCATTTTCTTTCATCCATTCTTCAACAACATAATTTAAATAAGCGTCAACTTTTTCAGCCATCGCTCCTTTAATTGTTTCAGATTCTTTTGAAAGTTTTTCATCATACTGGATTTTAAGTTTTGCCTCTTGTTCTTTAATGCGTGTTCTAACAGCAGTTTCAAAAATAGTTGCAGCTTTTTGTTTGAACTCATCGCTCAAATCTGCATCCGCAGAAACTAGTGCTTTAACATCACCAGAAAGGTCAATCTCTTTTTCTTCATCAGCAGTTTCAGCAACGATTTCTTTGTCGTCTTTTACTTCCGCTTCTTCAGCAGCCGCAGATGGTTTATTATCATTTGGTAATGAACCGTCCTTAGCATTTGCAGTAACCTGATCCGAGTGCTTCTTAACCTTTTTCGTTGAGTCTGGATTCTTGTCAGTAGGTTTAACTACCGCAGGTCCCAAATCTTCAGCGTCATTTTTAAGGTGAGTAGGTTCAGATGCAGTACCAGATTTTGCTGGAGCACTTGGGTCACCCTTTGTGTCTAGCTCTTCCGCTACTTTCACTTTTTCTACTTCTTGCTTAACTTCAGTTTCAGCCATTCGGTCTCTCCTTAAATATTAAAAATTTTTAATCTTTCAGTTATTATTATTTATAACAATTACCATCTTAAACCTGCGCTTTTTTATTTTTTGCGTAGGTTTATAGTTTAGAAATAAAGTCCTTAAATATTTTAGACTTCACTTCCGTCAATTCTGTTCGTCTTGCTCTTTCGATTTCAGACTTATATTCTTCTACAGATTTACTTTTTAACACACCATTATCCCATACCCATTCTTTGCCTTCCATAATGCCTTCTACGAAAGCATCTGGAGCACTAGGGTCTGCAACAATATCTGCTGCTGTCGCTAAATAAAAATCTTTCCCAACAACATTTCCTTGAGAGGAAGATTGTATAGAACCCATACCTCTTGATGATACACCCAACTGAGCACCCTCATCAATTAAATTTTTTACGATTTTACCGTATGGTGTATCCATAATTTTTGCTTCACCAACAAAATTCTTTCCTTCTGGTTTTAAACTTGTAATCATATGTGATACTCGTTCAAGATTAACAGTTGGTCCATCTGGATGTCCCAACTCTCCAAAAGCTCGTCTTTTATTAATGTATTCTGTAGTATATCTTGATACTTCTTTTGCAAGTGTTTCAACCGGATAGACTCTACCATTACGGTTCTTTATATCCGCTTGCATAAAGACACCTTTTATCTTATAGTCTTTGCCGCCTTTAGTGTTGGCTTCTGTTAAGACTTCGATATCTTCAATTGTTTCTGTAATTAGTTTCATCTCTCCACCTTTTCTTTATTATAGATTTTATCTACAATTCCTTTTTTCATTTCTTCACGCTTGATACTATATTTTTCAGCAAACGCTTCTCTAAACTTTTCTGCCAATTCAGTTTTTCTTTTTGAACCGACAATTCGTTCTAGTATTTCCCTAGAATAATCTTTTCTTTTTTTACTCATTTATCTTACTTCTACGATAATACTATAATTATCGCCTGATACAAAACCTTTTGTTGAGAGTAATATATCTCCTGCAGGTGATGTACTTGCAGTTAATGTAGAATTGTTAGCAATTTCATTACCTGCTGTTTTTAAATCCCAAAAACCATTACCTGATAAAATACAAATTGTTTTATTTGCTGAACTTGCACCACTTCCTGCCCATAATAATTCTACACCTGATTTTCCATTAGTTGTATTCACACTATACCAGATTTTAGAAACCTTTTTTGTAGCGTCTTCCGACATATGATTTAATGCAGAAGCATCCATTTTAGTTACAAGAGTTTCTCCTGTACCATCGCTTATGTTTGTCATCTTCACCACACTCTTTACACCAGATGTGTCTGATATTGTTTGTGTTGTTACAGCGTCAGCCATTAATCATTTCTCCTAAATTCTGTTACCATCAAATAACTATCCACAGTACCATTAGTTGATAGTTTTATTATCTTATCATCACCAAACTTTAACTGATTAGGTCGTAAACCATACTTTCCTTTTCCAGTTAATTCCAAATCATCATCTTCACTTGAAGCAGAAATTGTTATAGTTCCTGTTCCTTCTATTAAATAAAAGCACTCAATTAAATTCACTTTCGATTTATTAGTGCCATCTTTTAACTTCTCAGCGTCAACTATAATCTGGTCTGTTTCATTTTTAATACCAGTAGACTTTACAATATATTTTGATGTAGTGTCCACTACTTTTGTATTACTAATTGCCATAATCTAAACCTTTAAAACTACGCTGTAAATGAAGCGTCTTTTCTTAATTCCAAGATAATAAATCCTGTTGCCGCAGCAGCAACTGTTTCTATATCTCCAGATGTTGCCGTTGTATTGGTTGCGCCATTCTGAATTGCAGGACCAGCAGTATAAGATCCTGTTCCCGCCAATCTAATAGCGTGTGTATCTGACGAAGCACCTTTAAACTGTATCTCTACTGAACCAGCTAAACCCCACCATGCTCTAGTGATACTTAATTTAGCACCATTAGCGTGACCAGATAATCCACTTGCATCCAAAGCAGCAGCTGTAGTTGCACTATCAGAAGAATGGTCAAAGTGAACTACTACAGTACCACCAGCAGAACCACTACCAGATGGAATATCATCATCCCTTATTGTTCGTGTTGCAAAAGCCATTTTGTTTTCCTATTTTATTAATTCGTTATCAAAATAATCCTCGATATCAGTTTCTTTGACACCGTGTTTCTTTGCCACCTTACTAATAATACCTTCTATCTTTGAAACAATAGAACCTTTAGTATTATTAATTGCATTATATACATCATTAATTGCCTTCCGTAACTTAGGAGATAAGTTTTTAAACTCCTCTGTTCCTTCAGGACCACTATACCTTCGTTCATCAAGTTGTTTTTTAAACTTTTTAAACGGCAGGCTGTTCATCACTATCATCCTGTGGTTGGTCAGCTTGTGTATCAACTTCAGGTGTAGTTTCAGTTTCCTCTTCAGGTTTTTCAGTTTCTCCTTGTGGGTCTACCAACAACGGTGTTGATATCGCACCAGAAACTTTATCTAACCCAGCAGCGTCTTTTGTTGTTTCTAAATCTTGAGCAGCATTCAACCAATCTTTGGCAACTGTTTGCCTTTTACCGTCTAATGCCGTTCCAATTTTACTTGCAAGAGCATCCTTAAATGCACCTTGAGCAGCAACATTATCATCAGCCGCAAGAGAATTAACCATTTTGACTACATTATCATCTGGCATAATTATTCATCTCCTTCTATATTTATATCGGTACTATCACCCTCATCTTCCATCGGCTCTGCCTCAGGTGAAGCAATAATACCCCTCTTAATTTCGTTTTCAATTTGAGAATCAATCTCAGCAATATCCTCATCAGTTTGCCGCAAAATATTTTTTCTCACATATTCCATAGAATAAAATTTCCCAACATATGGAGTTATCGCATTTGCTAAATCAATTCTATCTTTCATTATTTCTGCTTGTTTTGCTTCTGCAAAATATCCATCTTTCAAGAAACTATATTGTATGTGTTCATTTATCGTTGGCCAATCTTCTATTGTAATAATACCCTTTAA